CACTTTGGTTAGAAACACCAGACATTGAGAATCAAATATCTCAAGCAGAGTGGCTTGGCACAACATTAATGCACATGGCAGTTTACGGAAATGCTTTTTGGCATATTCGCAGAGGACCAAGAGGAATTGTAAACATTACAAATCTACATCCAACAGATGTTAGTGTTGCAGTAGATGGCGATGGAAAAATTTATTACACATACTTCTCAAAGCGATATGATGCAAGAGATATTAAACATCTTAAATTATTTCACAACCCAAGCCCAACACAGTTGCTTGGTGAAGGACCACTACAACGCCATCGTTCAGTTCTGCGTTCAGCACTTGACTTGCATAACTATGCAGACAACTGGTTTAGAACAGCAGCAGTTCCAACAGGAACATTAACAACATCAGAATTTCTTTCTGCAGATGTAGCAAAGCAAAACAAAGATGCTTTTGTTGCTTCTCAGCAAGAAAGAAGTATTGCAGTCCTTTCATCTGGACTTAAGTATGATTCAATCGCACTAAGTCCTGAGCAGGCACAATTCCTAGAAAACCAGAAGTTCATAACACGCCAGATTGCAATGATGTTTGGTGTGCCAACAATGTATCTTGGTATGGGTATTGAAGGACAAGGCATGACTTATGTCAACGGTAACGAAGACAGAGCAAAATTATTCCAAGATGGATTGCAGCAATATATTGTCCGCATCCAGCAAGCAATCACGGATCTTCTACCAAGAGGACAGTATGCTGAGTTTAATTTAACTGAGTTCCTTCGTCCAAATACAAAAACACGATATGAGTCATACGCAATTGGCTTAACAAATAATTTCTTGACAGTTAATGAAGTCCGTGAGATGGAAGGCATGTCAGAAATAACACAAGAAGAAGTCCCAGTAGATGTCGTTGAAGACGACGAACCTGTGGCCTAAAATGGAGTAATGAATATGAATGAAATGATTACCCGCAGTTTTGAAATAAGAGCAACTGATACTGAGAAGCGTGAAGTTTCTGGTTTGGCTGTTCCTTATAATGAAACAATAGACATTGGTGGAGGCTGGTCAGAGCGTTTTGAAAAAGGCTCAGTAGACCTAAACGCTAATGTTAAATTATTCCGTGACCATGAAGACATCATTGGTGTCGTCACAGAAATGGAAGAGTCTGATGAAGGCCTATTAATTAGAGCCAAGATTTCAGAAACAGTTTTAGGAAATGAAACACTTAACCTAGTTAAGGATGGAGCAATCCGTTCATTTTCAGTAGGATTCATCCCAGTAACAGATGAAAAGAAAGACAAAACAATAATTCGTAAGAAGGTAAATCTTAAGGAAGTATCCTTAGTAGCATTTCCCGCATACGACAAGGCTGAAGTACTTTCAGTCAGAGAAGAAACCAATCAGGAGGAAATATCCATGGAAAACACAACACCTGATTACACTTCAGCAATTGAAGAAGTTCGTAATCACGCAGAGGAGTTGGAGCGTCGTCTAGATGTTATTGCATCAGAAAAGACACCTTCAGTCTCAGTACCACAATTCCGTTCATACGGAGAATATGTAAAGGCAGTAGCATCAGGAGATGTTGAAGCCCACCGTACATTTACAGGAGCAGATTCAGCAGACACAATCATGAAGAACGCTTGGGTTTCAGATACAGTTCGTATCCTAAACGCAGGTCGTCCTACATACTCAGTATTCTCATCTGGAGCACTACCACCAGACGGAATGAATGTTGAATACCCAAAAATTAATACCAACACAATTGATGTTGCAAATCAGGCTGTAGAAGGCGATACACTTGCTTACGGTAAGTTGACTCTTACTTCAGCAACAGCACCAATCAAGACATACGGTGGTTACACAGATATGTCTCGTCAGGTTGTAGAGCGTTCATCAATCAACTATGTTGACACAGCATTCCGTGCAATGGTTGCTAAGTATGCATCAGTTACAAACGCAGCAATGCGTCAGCAGTTAATTACAGATGCTGCACTATTTAATCAGTCAGCACTTGGTGCTTGGACTGCTGCAGAAATCATTGATTCTCTTGCAGAAGCAGCAGTAAAGGTTAATGGAGATACAGGACTTCCACTAGAGTTCATCCTTGTCTCATCAGATGTATTCCGTTTGATGGCTAAGACAGTTGACACACTGGACCGTCCAATTCTTTCAAACACTGGTGCAACAGTTAACACATACGGAAACATCAACCCAGTTGGTCTAACAGGAAATGTTCTTGGTCTACCAATCGTAGTTGACCCATCACTTGCAGCACTTTCATTCTACGCAGGTAACTCAGGAGCAATCACAACTTACGAATCTTCTGGTGCACCTTTCCGTTTGAACGACGAAGAAATCACAAATCTTACAAACTCATTCTCAGTTTACGGATACCTAGGTATTGCAGTAACTGATCCAAAGGCACTTTGCAAGATTGCATAATTAATTAATAGGAGACTAAAATGGACTGGACTGACCTTAAGGCATATGTAGGTGCTTCATCTACTGATGATGCCTATGTAGAAGAATGCTGGGACACATCAAAGGATTTGGTTGCAAGTTATATTGCATCTACCAAAGTTCCTGTTGGTGTATTAAAGCGCTGCTACCTTGAGGTAGGTTCAGAACTATTTAATCGTCGTAACGCACCAATGGGTGTGGCTCAATATGCAACATATGATGGTGCGCCATTAAATACTGCAAGAGACCCACTCGTTGGTGTTTACCCTTTACTTAACAGATATATGGTGAGATTCGGATGAATTTAGCAGAAGTAAGAAGTGAACTTGAAAGTGCCATCATTCTTGGCGGTATCTCAAAGGTTTACAAGTTTGTGCCAGCAAGACCTAATCCACTTTGTGCGATTATGGAACCTGATACTGAATTTATTACTGTATATGAAAACCAATACGATGCAGATTATGCATCTAACTGGAAAGTACTTATCTTAGTACCTTATGCAACTAATGAAACAGAGACAGAAAATCTTGACGACACTCTTGACACTCTTATCCCTGCAATTTGGGAATATACATCAGCAACAAGATTAACCGTAGATAAACCATTTATCCAAGAGGTAAACGGCGCTAGGTTTTTAGCAACAAATATAAACATATCAATTGATATTGAAGGAGGAAACTAACATGGCTAGAATTAAAGGTAAGTCAATAGTTTTTGAAATCAATGGAACAGAATACGCAGGAAATCTCAGCAATGCTGTTATTTCATCTGCAGTAAACACCCTTGGTTTTGGAGACTACACAGACTCTTTAGACTTTACCCTTGCTGTAACTGGATTCCAGGATACAGCAGCAGCATCACTACATTCAGTTCTTTGGGCTAACCCAGGACAGACTGTAAACATTTCATATGCACCACACGGCAATGCAACTGCATCAGCATCAGAGCCTTGGTTCACAATGAGTGGATACGCAGAGACTCTACCTGACATTGGTGGAGCAGCAGGCGAATATTTCGTCTACGACATTAACTTTATTCTTGACGGCAAGCCAACAAGAGTAAATTCATTCTAAATAGGTAGTCATGGCAGAGGCAATAACTATTCAAGGCATTAAGGAAGTCACAGACTCTCTTAATAAGTTGAGTAAAGATTTACAGTCAAACATAGAACTTAATAAAGAACTAAGTACGACTCTATCTCAAAAAGCCTCTGCCTTGGCACCAAGATTAACTGGTGCTTTGGCTTCATCTGTTCAAGGTAATCCTTCAGCAGAGAAAGCACAAATCTTAGCAGGTGGTGCAGGAGTTCCTTATGCAGGAGTCCAAGAATATGGATGGCCTGAAAAGAATATAAACGCACAACCTTACCTAAGACCAGCAGTAGATAACAACATGGGTTACATCATTGAGAAATACAATGACAGTATTCAAAAGGCAATAAAGCAATATAACTTAAACTAACAGGAGGCAGTAAAATGGAAAACTTTGATTTAATGAATACTCTCAAGTGGAAAGAACTTGCAGAAGTAGAACAATACTTAGATTTACCAATGGATGAATGGACTGAAGGCAAGTCCAAAGCCAAATTAGCATTCGCTATGCAATATATGATGGCAAAGCGAACCAACCCATCCCTTACAATAGGAGAAGCAGAAGAAATGTCAATCCAACAGTTGACTGACCTTGCTGGAGTTGAATTCACAGTCCCAAAAGAAGTGAATCCAGCCTAACAAGAATGGCGGAGTTCTGTGCTGAAACAGGATATACGCCAGATCAGTTTTGGGACATAACGCTGGAGGAGTACGGTGCAATTGTGACAGCACTTAACAGGAGGAACAAGAATGGCTAATCAAATAACGATTGATATTGTTGCTCAAACCCAAAAACTCACTGCTGGAATTAATGATGCCAATGGCCAGATAGATGGCATGAATTCAAAATTAAAAGGCATTGCTGGTGCTGCAGGAATTGCTGCTTCTGGTTTTCTTGCAACAAAAGGTTTAACTTTTCTTAAGCAAGGTATTGATGAGGCTAAAGAAGCAGCAGAAACAATGCGAGCAGCCACTGCTACATTTGGTGAAGGCTCTGCTGCATTACAAAAGATTACTGATGATGCTGACAAATTTGGCAAGGCAATGGCTGTTGACAATGATGAGATTATTAAACTTGCCACACAACTAGGTGCTCGCTTACCTGAAGATGCAAAGGTATTATCTGCTGAGTTAGTTAATTTAGCATTTGATGTTGAAGCATTTACTGCAGGTGCTCTTTCTGCAGAAACAGTAACTGGCAAACTTGCTAAAGCACTTGCAGATGGTGAACTAAAAGCGGCAGACTTAGAAAAAATTGTTCCAGGTCTAACCAGTGCAGTATATGACCAGGCTGAAGCATTATCTAAGGCTGGAAAAAACCAAGAAGCCCTTTCTCTTGTTATAGATGCAGCACAAAAGAAATATGGAGATGCTGCAGAAAAGAATGTTACATCTACACAAAAATTTGAAACAGCATTAGCAAACTTTAAAGAAGAACTTGGTGGAAAGGTTCTACCAATATTAGAAAAAGGAATTGATTTTTTAACAAAACTATTTGAAGCATTTGATTCATTACCAGGTCCAGTTCAGAATGTTGTAATTGGATTAGGAGCACTTCTTATTGTTGGTGCACTAACATTAACATTCTTAGCAAGCATGAAAACATCGTTAGTTACGCTTGGAATAACAAGTGGAACAACTGCTGGTGGTATTGGACTTACAACAGTAGCACTCAATCTATTAAAGTTTGCTCTTGCAGGTCTTGGTATTGGTTTAGTTATTGCAGCAATTGTGTTGCTTGTCCAGAACTGGGACAAAGTTACAGAAGCAGTTGGTAAAGTCTGGGAAAAGATTAAAGAATATCTACCAAAGGCCTGGGAAAAGGTAAAA